TTATGGCGAATATTACTGCTGTTCTTAAAGCCGCTTCTGGCAACTCCCAGAGAGGTAGGAACGTATACTACATGGATAATGTTATTGACTTAACTGCTAATAGTATAAATCCTAACGGTGATACCATTCAAGCTATCACAGTTCCAGCTAATACTCTTGTTGTGGCTGCAGGTCTTCAGGTCGTAGAAAGTGCGACTCAGAATACTGGTACAGACGCAACAGCATCACTTGGTTTTACAGGTGGTGACGTTGATGAGTTTGTTGCAACTTTTGATATCGATGGTGCTGCCGATGGTGCTTATGCTCCTCAAATTGCAATCACAGGTTTGACTGCTTCTACTTCTGCTGACACTATTGATGTGTTATTAGCAGGTAGTGGTGCATCATTCAGTGCAGGTAAAATCCGTGTATACGCAATGATGATGGATATTAGCGACCAAGGTGACATGTCTGCTGATGAAGTAGATAGAGACACTTTAGCTTAAATCATATATAAGGGAGCAGGGCAACTTGCTCTCTTATTTACTTAGGAATTATTATGGCAGAAAACTACCTAACATTAACAAATAAAGTCATAGCAAGGTTGAATGAGGTTGCATTAACTTCAGCAACCTTTTCTAGTGCTAGGGGTATACAAGTTCAATGCCAAAACGCTGTAAATGAATCAATACGCTTTATTAATCAGCGAGAGTTTAACTATCCATTCAATCATGCTACTGCTTCTCAAGTATTGACAGCAGGTATAGTTAGATATGATTTACCTGCATCTACTAAGACAGTAGACTATAATACATTTAGAATTGTAAAGAATAGCACACTAGGTAATGGTGGATACAGACTACACATACTTGACTACAACGACTATATAAACAGAGTTGTCAATCAAGAAGATGAAATAGAAACAACTACAACTAGTACAAGTCACACAGATAGTGATACAACTATAACTGTTGTTAGCACTACAGGTTTTGACAGTGCAGGTACAATAGTCATAGGTAATGAAAACATTACATACACAGGAACTACAAGCACAACATTTACAGGATGTACTAGAGGTGCAGGTGGCACTACAGCAGCTTCAATAGCTAGTGGTATTACAGTTGCACAGTTTGATAGAGGTAGTGTTCCTGAATATGTAGTAAGAACACCTGACAATAACTATTTATTATATCCATATCCAAATAAAGCATATACTATAAAGTTTGATTACTACACATTCCCAACTGATTTATCAGCATTTGATGATACAACAACTATACCTGACAGGTTTGCTCCTGTAATTATAGATGGTGCTACAGCATTTGTCTATCAGTACAGAGGTGAGACACAGCAGTATCAACTTAACATGCAAAGATTTGAACAAGGCATAAAGAATATGCAAACACTATTAGTAAATAAGTTTTCCTATTTACGTTCAACATATATACCAAGAACAGGAGTGTATAACTCAGGTAGTGTAGATATTAGGGCATTATAATGGCAGACCAATCTCAAACAGTGCCTTCAGCATTTACTTGCGAAGGTGGTTTAGTATTAAATAAATCTACATTTACTATGGCTCCGGGTGAAGCATTAGAGCTAGAGAACTTTGAGCCTGATATTACAGGTGGCTACAGAAGAATAAATGGCTACTCTAAATATGTTTCAGCAGTTGTACCACAGACAGCATCCTCTACTGAAAAAGTGCTCATGGTTGTTACTTTTGGTAGTAAGGTCTTAGCAGCTAGAGGTACTAGCATTTATAGTGCAGACCCGGGTGGTTCATCTTGGACTAGTATAGATAGTGGTAGAACAAATGCAGGTAAGTATAGGTTTGAGAGATACAACTTTGATGGTACAGATAAGTTAATAGTTGTTGATGGTACTAATGCACCAACAATATTTAATTCATCTTTAACAGCTTCAGATGTAGCGGCATCTTCAGTAGCAGGTGCTAAACATGTAGCTGCCTTTAGAGACCATATGTTTTACTCAGGTATGTCTAGTACACCACAAGAACTAGTGTTTAGTAAACCTTTTGATGAAGATAACTTTTCTAGTGGTTCAGGCTCAGGTTCTATTGCAGTTGACGATAATATAGTAGGCATCAAGGTTTTCCGAGATAACTTATTTATCTTTTGTGAAAATAGAATATTTAAGTTAGCAGGTTCTTCTGTTTCAGACTTTGCTATAGCAGATGTAACAAGAGATATAGGTTGTATAAATGGTGACACGATTCAAGAATTTGCTGGTGACCTTATCTTTCTTGGTCCTGATGGCTTGCGTACCATCGCAGGTACAGCTAGAATTGGTGACGTGGAGTTGGGCACTATAAGCTCTAACGTGCAGTCTATATTTAATGATAACATAGCTAGTGCATCAGAATTTGATAGCACGGTTATACCTGACAAGACACAGTACAGAATATTCTTTACTAAGAGTGGAACATTAGAAACACAAACAAAGGGTGTGATTTGTGTTCTTAAAGGACAAAGATTTGAGTTTGCTGAGATTAGAGGAATAAAACCTGCTTCAACTGACCACTTTGTAGATGAAGGTAATGTTATAGTTTTACATGGTGGGTATGCGGATGGTTACATTTACAGACAAGAAGTAGGCGATACATTTGATGGTGTAGACATAGCAGGTAAATATAGAAGTCCAGACTTAACTTTTAATGACCCGGGCATAAGAAAGCATATGCAAAGGGTTATTATAAACTACGCACCTGAATCTGCTATAGATGCTGATTTATTTTTAAGGTATGATTATGAAGATGCAAATGCTTCAAGACCTGCGGCATATCCTTTAGATTCAAACAATGTTATAGCTATTTATGGTACATCTTTATATAATACAGCAACATATGGAGGTACAACACAACCTCTTGTAAGACAAGCAGTAGAAGGTTCAGGTTTTGCTGTAGCATTAAGAGTTAGAGATGGAACAGGAAGTGCACCTTATTCACTTAAAGGTTTTCAGCTAGAATATCAATTAGGAGCAAGAAGATAAATGGGAGCTACATACACTAGACAATCCTCGTACACAGATGGAGACGTAATAACCGCAGCTCATACCAATGATGAGTTCAATCAGTTATTAGCTGCCTTTGCTGCAAGTACAGGACATACCCATGATGGTACGGCTGCTGAAGGTGGTCCTATCACTAAGATGCTTGGCACATCTCTTACACTAGGAGATGGCACAGCAGGTACAGATATTACAGTTACATTTGATGGTGAGTCAAATGATGGTGTCCTTAAATGGATGTAAGATGAGGATTATTTTGAGTTCAGTGATGACATACTTGTTGCTTCTACAGAGAAGTTACAATTCAGAGACACAGCTTTATACATCAATTCAAGTGCCGATGGACAACTTGACATTGTTGCCGACACAGAAGTCCAAATAGCTGCACCAACAATTGACATAAATGGTGATGCAGACGTATCAGGTACACTAACATATGGTAGCTTGTCTGATGGCTCTATAACTATTACAGCGTTTGTAGATGAAGATAACATGGCATCTGACAGTGCTACTCTTGTACCTACACAGCAGTCTGTAAAGGCATATGTAGATGCACAGGTAACTGCTCAAGACCTAGACTTCCAAGCAGATAGTGGTGGTGCATTAAACATAGACTTAGATAGTGAGACACTTACTCTCACAGGTGGTACAGGTATTGATACAAGTGGTAGTGGTAACGCTGTTACCTTTGCAATAGATTCTACTGTAGCTACACTTACAGGCTCACAAACACTTACAAATAAAACAATAGATGTAGACAACAATACTGTTTCTAACATTGAAGTTGACAATCTTAAATCAGGTGTACTAGACACAGACTTATCTTCTGTATCAGGTAGCGATGACACACTAGCTTCTGCAAAGGCTATTAAAACTTATGTAGACTCACAGGTTACTGCACAGGACTTAGACTTTCAAGGTGACTCAGGTGGAGCATTAAGCATTGACTTAGACAGCGAAACTTTAGACATTGCAGGTGGTACAGGTATTGATACTTCAGGTTCAGGTAATACACTTACTGTAGCTATTGACAGTACAGTTGCTACACTTACAGGTACACAGACACTTACAAATAAAACACTTACAGCACCTACTATAAGTAGTATTACTAATTCAGGTACACTTACATTACCTACATCTTCTGACACACTTGTAGGTAAAGCTACTACTGACACATTAACTAACAAAACTATTGACGTTGATAATAACACAGTATCTAACATTGAGGTAGATAACTTCAAAGGTACAGCCATTGTAACTGAATCAGAAGGTATTGGGTCTAGTGACAATGATACATCCTTACCTACATCAGCAGCTGTTAAGGATTACGTAGATACACAAATCACTGCTGAAGATTTAGATATTACAACAGATAGTGGTACAATTGCAATTGACCTTGACAGTGAGACATTAACTGTTGCAGGAACATCTAATGAGATTGAGACAAGTGCAACAGGTAATATAGTAACAATTGGATTACCAAACTCTGTTACTATAAGTGGTACTTCAACAGCTACTACATTTAGTGGTGACTTAAATGGTACAATTAATACGGCTACTACAGCTACTACACAAACAGCAGGAACAAATAATACATTAGTTGCTACTACAGCCTTTGCTGTTACGGAAGCAAATAACTCAGCAGTAGCAATGGCAATTGCTCTAGGATAAGAAAATACTTGACAAATAAAGCAAAACCGAGTATAATTATATAACATAAGGAAAAGGAAATGGCAAACGCATTTTTATCAGAAACTGATACAGGAATTGGTACATCACCTGCTACTATACTAACATGTGGTGCTTCAACTGAAACTACCGTTATTGGTCTAAGTATCTCCAACATAGTCACAAGTCAAATCACTGTAGATGTACAGCTTGATGCTTCAGGTCGTACTAGTGGTGCAGAAGACAGTGTCTACATTGTTAAGGATGCACCTATACCTGTAGGTGGTTCGTTGGTAGTTGTAGGTGGAGACCAGAAACTTGTATTAGAACCGGGTGATGCAATTAAAGTTACATCTAGTCAAGCATCTTCTGCTGACGTTGTTTTAAGTCATCTTGATATTACATAAGGGGTAGCGTATGACATACGTAGGAAAAAAACCTGCCGATATAATTGCAACTGCTGTTGACACAACTACAGGCACGTTTAGTGGTGACCTAACAGTAGACACAAGCACACTTTATGTAGACTCAGCTAACAATAGGGTTGGTATAAACACAACTGGTTCAGTAAGAGATTTACAAATAGGAGACAATACTCGTTCTGCATCTATATTATCTTTACAAACTAATAGTACTGGTAATGGCAGTATTTATT